TGCCCGAGCAGATTAGCTAATCCGCCCATCTTACCTATTATGAAATCCCCATCCAATCGACATTTTCCATACAATAATCGTAGAAAATATCGTTGATTTTTTCTTCCATCGTATTTTCGGAACGAATCCACACCCCGTCATGGATCCTATTCCGAATCTCGATTTTGAACATGTTTCCGGCGTGTAGGATTCGCACGTTATGCGACTCGTCGCCAAAAATCTTTTGAACACAATTTTGAATCTTTGCAATCGTCAACATTTTTCTACCCTTCTCTTTCGTTTCCATCATTCTACAAATAGTATCGGCAATTGCAAGAAAAAAAATTAGAGAAAAAAAGATTTTTTGTGGCATACTATTTGCTGCGGCTATCCCCCACCTATGGGGGGTTTTTTCGTTTTGTGCCGTTATTGAGAATAAATCTCAAAAAGCCGCCCGGAGGGCATAAACAGTAAGCGACACATACCATAAATGTATCACCTAAACCTCACAGATGGCCCCTGAATAGTCTTTATAATCTATCAGTTTTGATTATTTGATGCTAAGATGCCTTGCTTCTTTGGTCGCCCTCGACTCTTTTTGAGACTTAGCTTTCGCCTTTGTCGTCTGATCATGGCCGTTGTAACATTTTGCCCGGTCATTTGACTAAGCTTAACAGCAAGTTCCTCATCTCGCACAACCCCGTGATTATTCTTTATAAATTCCATCTCTTCGTTTGACCACTTTTTGTAGTTAGCCATAATTTTTTCCTTATTTAAGTTGACAAATAGTGTAACAACAGTATTATACTAATACTTGATCATTTTAACGCAAGAGGTTCAATTATGAATTTTTCATTAGCAAATTCAACTTTAGACATTAAAGCATCAGGAACCGTAGATATTACTAACGATCTTAATATGCCCGAAGGAAAAAGCATAGCAGAATTATTATATGAGCAAAAAGAAAAACCCACTACCGAACAACGTGAATGAAGAAGAGTTTCTTACAGTTTTAGAAAACATTAGCAAAAGATTAGCCTACAAATTTAATTTTGGATATCATAGTATTGAAGACATGAAACAACAGGCAGCTATATTTGCTCTTGAAGGTTTAAAAAAGTACGATAACTCTCGCCCACTAGAAAACTTTTTATGGACCCATGTTCGTAATCGGTTATTTAATTACAAACGAGACAACTACCAAAGGCCCGATAAACCCTGTCTAAGTTGTCGCTTTTATGACAAACACTGTGCCAATTCACAAAATCAATGCACAGAATTTAAAAATAAAAATGATTGCGAAGAATATGATGCTTGGTATACTCGCAATATGAATAAGAAGAATATCATGAAGCCCGTTGCTATTGAAGATGTTGGAGATAATTCTCTTAATTTACACTCATTAGAATCAGTAGCCGATTATGTTAATAATAAACAAATTTTCGACCTACTAGACAAGCACGTTCCTGCACCACATAGAGAAACCTATCTTAAACTAAAACACGGAGATAAAATTTATAAGTCTGATCTACAAAAGATTTTACCTATTATTAAAGAGATACTAGATACTCATGGAAAATCAAAATCATAAAGGTCCCAAAAAAAGAGGACAACTAGGATTAGACGAAGAAAAGTATATAAGAGATAATATTAGCGCTTTAACTATTGAACAAATTGCAGCTAATCTTAATCGTAGTACCGCCCCTATTGAAAAGTATGTTCAACAAACTCAACTATCATCAACATCATCAGATGATCAAATACTTAAACAAAAGTTATATCTAAAAACCTTTTGGTCTGAGATTGAAAAACAGTTTGATAAAGATAGTGGAGAATTATCTTACTTTGAAAATACTTGGGTAGGATTAATTAAACAGTTTCGAGAAGATGTTTTGCCCGCAGAAGAACTTCAAATCAAACAATTTATCACTATTGATATTCTTATTAACCGCAGCATGAAAGAACGCAAACGTCACATTAGTGATACCGAAAAACTTCAAAATGAAGTGGATAAAGAATATGCCAAAAGTGAAGATCAACGAGATATTCCAAAACTGGCCAACCTCGAAACACAACTATCATTCGCCCGCAACAGTATCGCTAATTATACTAATGAGTATACCAAACTGCTTAATGAACAGCAAAAGATTAGCAAAGACCTTAAAGCTACTCGTGAACAACGAATCAAAAGAATAGAAGATGGTAAAAGCTCCTGGGTCGGATTAATACGAATGCTTGAAGACGAAGAGACAAGAGAAAAAGAAGGCAAAGAAATGGCTATTATGGAAATAGCAGCCGATAACTATAAAAATAAACTATCCGAATATCACTCTTATGCTGATAATACTCTGGATAGTCCGCTTCTTACCCCAGAGATTGTTTTAGCACGAGAGGAAAATTCATGAAAACCGCAATCATAACAGGCATTACTGGACAAGATGGTAGCTATTTAGCAGAACTACTACTAGACAAGAACTATAAAGTCATTGGAATGCATCGACGAAGTAGTATTAATAATTTTGATAGAATCCATCACCTAATAAAATCCCCCTATTTAGTTTTAGAAGAATGCGATCTGACGGATCCAGCAGGCATATCTAATTTAATAAATAAATATCAGCCCGATGAATTTTATAACTTAGCAGCACAAAGCCACGTAGGATCATCTTTTAAAAATCCGTCCACAACCATAGAAATTGACACTCTAGGAGTAGTCAACATACTAGAGGCCATTAGAGCTCACTCTCCTGCAACACGTTTTTATCAAGCTAGCACCAGCGAAATGTATGGTAAAAACTATGATACTATTAAATATGATGAACCATACCAGGACGAAGATACCATGTTTATTCCTCAAAGTCCATACGGAGTAGCCAAATTAGCTAGTCATCGATTAGTAGGAATTTATCGTGAGGCTTATGGGCTATTCGGATGTTGCGGCATATTATTTAATCACGAAAGTCCACGACGAGGCGAAAACTTTGTGACGCGAAAAATAACCAAATATATCGGCGACCTTGTTAATAATCGCACTAATAAAGTTTTACAGCTAGGAAATTTAAGCGCCAAAAGAGACTGGGGCCACGCTAAAGATTATGTTAAAGCTATGTGGCTAATGCTACAAAATGATATTGCGGACGATTATGTTGTTGCAACGGGCAGCACATATAGTGTTTATGATTTTGTTAAAATTGCTTTTGGTAAAGCCGGATTAAATTACAAAGATCACCTATCTATTGACGAAAATTTATATCGACCAGCAGAAGTAGAATATTTACGAGGTATTCCAACCAAGGCCCAAAAGAGTCTTGGGTGGCATAGTGACTATTCATTCGAAGACCTAGTTAACGAAATGGTTGAAAGTGATCTTAGAGTATACGATCATGTTTAGAAATTTTGGAGATTCTCAATATAAACAGTGGCGCAAAAGCGTTTACGAAAGAGACCAGTATAAGTGCAGATGGCCAAATTGTACTCTAAAACGAAAAATTAATGCTCATCATATCAAAACTTGGGCAAACTATCCTGGATTAAGATTTGATATTAATAACGGTATTACTCTTTGCAAATATCATCATGATTTAATTAAAGGCATGGAAGAAATTTATGCAGAAACCTTTTTAAGAATATTAGCCAATGATAGACTTCAGTAACTTTCATATTATTGTTGATACAAGAGAACAACATCCATGGGTTTTTGAACACATGACTAAAAGCGTATCTAAATTAGATACTGGAGACTATTCGCTACAAGGACTAGAGACCCTATTTTGTATAGAAAGAAAAGGAAGCGTTAGCGAATTCGCTAATAATATTACGGAAAAAAGATTTAAGGATGTTATTGACCGGATGAGACGCATTCCTTATGCTTTTTTACTATTAGAATTTGATCTTGAAGACATTTTAATATATCCTGTGGGTTCGAATGTTCCCAAAAGAATGTGGGATAAATTAAAAATAGGTCCAAAATTTATTCTTAAACATATTATTGAACTACAAATATTACATAATATTAAAGTAGTATTTTGTGGTGATGCGTCTAATGCAGAAAAAATGGCCATAACAATTATGAGAACAATCTATGAGCTTTACGGACAACCAGAAAAAAATATTTGATAATGCTTGGTTGGGTCTTGGTGATTTGTCGGTTTTAAACATACCGAATAATCCCATGATTCGACGAACCGAAAAAGAGATAGAGAATCCAGACTTACATCTTATACGACTATTACGTGATCCCAAATATTTTGGTGCCACTTGCAAATTACTTTTTAATATTGAACTTCATCCTATGCAAGTAGTAATTTTACAGGAATTTTGGAATCGTCCATTCCCTATGTATATTGCTAGTCGTGGTTGGGGCAAAAGCTTTTTATTAGCTTTGTATTCTGTTTTACGATGTATTTTCCATCCGGGAACTAAAATAGTTATTGTTGGTGCTGCATTTCGTCAAAGTAAAATTATCTTTGAATATATGGAAAATATGTGGCGTACTAGTCCAATCTTACGCAGTATATTTACAGGATCTGATGATGGTCCGCGTCGAGATGTTGATAGATGTACAATAAGGTTAGGAGACAGCTGGACAATTGCTGTACCAATGGGCGATGGTAGCAAAATTAGAGGATTAAGAGCACACATTATCATCGCAGACGAGTTCGCATCAATATCTCCGGACATTTATGAAACAGTAGTAGCTGGATTCGCTGCTGTATCTGCTAGTCCTATTCAGAACGTTAAAGAAGAAGCCCGTAAACAAGCTATGAAAGATGCTGGTGTTTGGAATAATGATTTAGAAATTTTAAGTTATAAAATGGGCAACCAAGCTATTATTAGTGGAACTGCTGATTATGCCTTTAAACATTTTGCATCCTATTGGAGACGATATAAAGCAATTATAGAAAGCGGCGGAGACAATAGAAAGCTAGGAGAAATATTTAATGGAGAAGTTCCAGATAATTTTAATTGGCAAGACTATAGTATTATTCGCATACCGTATGAATTAATACCCAAAGGTTTTATGGATGATAAACAAGTGGCACGAGCCAAAGCAACTATTCATACTGGCATATATAATATGGAATACGCTGCTTGCTTTACTGCTGATAGTGACGGATTTTTTAAACGAAGCCTTATAGAGAGTTGTGTTGTTAGTGATACTAAACCCATATTACTAGATAGTAAACCTATTCTGTTTGATGCAACTGTAACTGGAAACGCTAATCATCACTATGTATATGGTATAGACCCTGCTTCTGAAAGAGACAATTTTAGTATTGTTATATTAGAAGTTCATAAAGACCATTGTAGAGTAGTTTATTGTTGGACTACTAATCGTAATAATTTTAAAGAAAGACAAAAAACAGGGCTGATTAAAGACCATGATTTTTATAGCTATTGTGCTAGAAAGATACGAGATTTAATGAAAAGCTTTCCTCCTTTACGCATCGGGCTTGATGCTCAAGGTGGTGGAGTATCTATTGAAGAAGCTTTACACGACCCTAATCGTCTTCAAGAAGGAGAATCTTTAATATGGCCTGTTATTGATTATGATAAATCTAAAGACACTGATGATCAACCAGGACAACATATTCTTGAACTAATTCAATTTGTTAGAGCAGATTGGACTGGTCAGGCTAATCATGGACTAAGAAAAGACTTAGAGGACAAGGCTTTGCTATTTCCTCGTTTTGATCAATTAACACTTGGATTAGCTTTAGATAAAGAAGGTAAAGATATTATGAACACAGATTTATCTCCACTATATGACAGCCTCAGTGAATGTATTTTAGAAATAGAAGAACTAAAAAATGAGCTTACTACTATAGTAATGACACAAACCAGTACAGGGTCCGGAGGAAGAGATCGATGGGATACTCCAGAAGTTAAACTACAAAACGGTAAAAAAGGAAGACTAAGAAAAGACCGATATAGTGCTTTAGTAATAGCTAATATGATAGCTAGACAACAAAGAATAGCTTTAGTTCCTCAAAATAACTATGAGGTTATTGGAGGTAACAGAGATCAAATAGTAAAACATGAAGGACAGATGTATAAAGGACCAGATTGGTTTGTAGCCGGGGCCAACGACGATATTTACGGCGGAATTTATAGATAATTAGTGTATTAAAGATACAATCGCATTACAATCCCAATACAATGGTATTAAAAATATATGAGCAAAAAATATCCAAAAAGTAGCGCTATTAATGATGCTTCCATAATTGGTGAAGAAGCCTATGTTACATGGGGAGACGATCTAGGCAGTAAAAAAGAAGCTCTTAAAACATCCTCAGAAGCTATGTCGGAATATACTTTAGTAGAACATTCTTCTGCTATGAGACGCTATGGATTAGACTATTCTGGCTTAGATTCTAATACTGATGGTCGTCCTGGCCTAACGCGTAGTGATTATGACTTCTTTAGACCAGACGAAGCAGTTCCTAAAAGAATAAAAGGTATTATTAAAAAAGCAGAAGATATTTACCAACGAATAGGTTTAGTAAAAAATGTTGTCGATCTTATGGGCGATTTTGGATCCCAAGGTATTCGTCTAGTTCATAAAAACAAAAGAATTGAAAGATTTTACAGAACATGGTTTAAAAAAATCAAAGGCAAAGAACGTAGCGAACGATTTCTTAATAATCTATATAAAACAGGCAATGTTGTTATTAATAGACAAACTGGAAAACTTAGTCTTAAAGTATCTGATGAACTATATAAAGCCGTTGGTAATGCTGATTTACAAATAAACGAAACAGAAACTATCAAATTAGAAAAAAGAGAAATTCCATGGAAATATACTTTCATTGATCCATTTTATGTTGAGGTATCTGCTGGAGCTTTATCCTCTTTTTCTCCAAGCAAAACCTACGAACTAGTATTACCAGCAGCCTTAAGAAGAGTTATTAATTCTCCCAAAACACCACAAGAACAAGCCATAGTAACTAATTTACCAATTCAAATTGTTGAAGCAGCTAAAACCAAGAAGCCTTTTCCTCTAGACCCGGATAAGGTTTTAGTTTTTCATTACAAGAAAGATGATTGGCAAAGCTGGGCTTATCCTATGATCTATAGTATTATGGACGATATTACAGTTATAGAAAAATTAAAATTAGCAGATATGGCGGCTTTAGACGGCGCAATTAGTAATATTCGCATTTTTAAACTCGGTAGCCTTGAACATAAAATTTCTCCAACAAAAGCTGCGGCAGCAAAGCTGGCTCAGATTCTTGGTAATAATGTTGGTGGCGGCACTATGGATCTTGTTTGGGGTCCAGACATAGAACTAATTGAGAGTAAAACTAATGTTCATCAATTTTTAGGAGAAGCTAAATATACGCCACACCTTAATAGTGTTTATGCTGGTTTAGGTATTCCTCCAACACTAACTGGAACGTATGGAGCAGCTGGAACAACAAATAACTTTATCAGCTTAAAAACTCTCACACAGAGACTTCAATACGGAAGAGATGCATTAACAGAATTTTGGGACAGAGAGATAGCTTTAGTACAAAAAGCCATGGGATTTAGATACCCTGCTCGTGTAGAATTTGATAAAATGGATCTCAGTAACGAAGATGCTGAAAAGGCTCTATTAATACAACTAGCTGATAGAAGTCTTATTAGCGATGAATTATTACAACATAGATTTGGCATTGATCCGGACATGGAAAAGAGTAGACTTAATAGAGAAGCTAGAGATAGAAAGAGTGAAAGAATGGTTAAAAAATCCGGGCCTTGGCACGATCCACAACCAGAAAACGGACTCAAGAAAATTGCGTTACAAAGTGGCGTAGCATCTCCTAGCGAAGTTGGTCTACAATTAGATGCTAGAAAAAATGGAGAAAAAAGCTCATTAGAACTAAGGCAAGCTTTTAAACCAACACAGTTGGCCAAAGATTCGCCAGAATCTTTGCCAGGGGAGCCGCAGCAAGGCAGGCCAAAATTATCCAGAGATTCCGAAAAGCGCAAACAAAAAGAATTTCGACCGCAAACCGGAGCCAGTCTAATTCTTTGGGCGTCACAAGCACAAGAAAATATAGCTAGTATTATCAATCCTATTATGCTAGAATTTTATCAGAAAAAAAACTTGCGATCACTATCAAGCACAGAGGTTAAAGAGCTAGAAAACCTTAAAGCAGAAATACTTTTTGGACTAAAGCCCTTCTGCACAATTAATTCTGAATATATTTCAGAAAAAATATCTAATATAAATCATCAATCTTTAGAAGGTTATAGTGTATGGATAAAAGGCGTAGTATCTGAGTTGGGCAGAGAATTGTCATCAGATGAACAAAAACAGGCTAAAGCCACATACTATGCTTTTATTAATCAACAATAATAATTTTGAAGGTTTAATCATATGATTATTTATCCTCAAGAGACAGATGATGGATTAGCAGAACAGATATCTAGTTCTGCTTCTATAGCATATGCTTCTATTCTGGAACCAGTAGAATTATCTAAGCTAAAAAGCATAGCAGCAAAAAGTTCCGGATCATTCAGCGATGCTGATCTATATTATGTTCAATCAATTTTAGTAAGCTCTTCTTGGAATAAAAACGATGATATTTTTGATAAAGCTGAAGTTTGGGCTGCTCGTAAAACACCTGAAGATAAACCCACTAATCTGGAACATGATGAAAATCTTATTATAGGACATATCACATCTAATTGGCCTATTGATGAAGATGGTACTCCAATTGATGATAATATTGATCCTGGTTTATTACCAGATAAATTTCATATTTTAACTGGTTCAGTTATTTATAGGGCTTTTAGCAGTACAGATCTTAAAGAAAGAGCTGAAAAATTAATTGCTGAAATTGAAAATGGAACAAAATATGTTAGTATGGAATGTTATTTTAGAAATTTTGATTATGGATTAATTAATAAAGCCACTTCAGAATATAAAATTTTAGCAAGAAATAATGATACTGCATATTTAACAAAACATCTTAGAGCCTATGGTGGAAAAGGCGAACACCAAGACTATAAGATAGGTCGAGTACTAAGAAATATCACTTTTAGTGGTAAAGGTTTTGTCGATAAACCAGCTAATCCTGATAGTATTATTTTTACTAAAAAGCAAATGACTGATATATTGACGAAAAAAAATGAAGATTTATCTAATTCAGGTGTAATACTAAATAAGTCTACCTCAAATGTGGAGAATATAACTATGACTGAAAATCTAGAAAAACAAGTGGCAGAACTAGGCGCAAAAATTGATAACGTTTCAGCTAACTGCGCTGATACTGTCAAAGAAGCATATTCATTAGCTTCTCAACTCAAAGATACTAACCAAACTCTTGAAGCTGCTATGAAAGAAAAAGACGAAGAGATGAAGAAAATGAAAGCAGCAAAAGAAGATATGGAAGAAGAAATGAAGAAGATGAAAGCTGCTTTTGATGTAGAACTTGAGACATTAGCCAAAAAGTACGATAGTGAAAAGGCAGTTATGGACGAAGAGGCTAAGAAAACTAAGAGCGAACTAGATGTCGCTAACGAAGCTTTAGCCGCTATGAAAATGAAAGAAGAAGAGATGGCTAAGAAAGAAAAGAAAATGAAAAGAATGGCCTCTCTAATTGAACAAGGCGTAGACACTGAGGTCGCAGCGAGTGTTGTGGATAAATTCGAATCCATCGAAGACGAAGCTTTTGATAGCATGACTTCACTATTTGCTGGTAAAATGCCTCCTTGGTTAGAAAAAATCAAGAAAGACAAGACCAAGAAAGAAGAAGCTGCCGTTATGCCACCAAAGAAGAAGCCCATGGCATCAGAAGACGAAAGTGTTTCTGCCCTAGAAGAAGTTGAAGTCGAAGAAACTGTTGATCTTAGTGTTGGCAGTGATGAGACAGAAACAAAAACAGAAACAGTTCGTGCAGAACTTTTAGAATTCGTAAGCGCTAGACTCGGTAAAAACTCATAATAAGGGAGAAGTAAACATGGCTCTAAAACCTGATCGTATCGAATTACAAACAGACGTTTCATTTTTCATGAACACAACAGCTACCAGAGGTGGCGTTGCTTCAGTATCTACCGGTGGTTCTGGCGTGGCAATGGACGACAGCAATGCTGTTGTTAGTTACGCCGCAACAACTAGCGGATGCAAGCCTGTTGGTGTTCTTCTAAATGATGTTGTTAATCTTGATCTTACAAGACAACACATCAATTGGCACAAAGACGAAGTTCAAGTCGGT